CCAGCTCCAGCAGCAGAGCGATGAGGAGCCGGAGAGCGGTGGCGAGAGCGAGTTTGACGAGGAGTGAGCCCTCTCAAAGAAGCAGCAGTGTTCCCTACAGTGAGCGCGCGACCAAGTGTAAAACAAAACACAAACTTACAGCAAACAACATGTCCACCTTTAAGCGTCCTATCGTCCGCCAGCGCGCCTCCAGCGGTGTCAGCACCCAGCAGTGCGTCTCTTCTACAGCCTCGGGGCGCGTAGCAGATATCTGCCGCGTGATGAATATGCCGGACCCTGCCCCGTTTCGCCGCCCTGTCTGGACCCCCCCGCGCGACCACGCCAGCTACTTTGCGGCTCTGCAGTCTCGCGGTGAGAACACTGAGCAGTTCGAGCGCATGACCGAGGAGTTCTACCTCAAGTATCCACCGGTAGCTAAGCCCGAGCCGGACTACAGCCCTATCTACGCCCTGGCGAACAAGTACTACGAGCAGGGCGAGCCGCCACGCGACGAGCTATCAGAGGCTATGCGTGCCTGTGGGGTCTCGGAGGAGAATATCATGAGCTATATGCTCGGGGCTGAGACTATACAGGAGCACGAGTACATCCTGTACGTTATGAGCGCGTCTCGCTTCTGCAAGGCGGGCTATGACCACGGGCCTATGCTCGAGCTGAACGAGCGCTACTACAGCAAGGGTCAGCAGCCTCCTGTGCTCGTGATTGTGCGCGCTATGCGCAAGGCGGGCTATGCCGAATCGCGCATCGACAAGTTTACCAAGTGGCACAAGCGTATGGAGGACACCTACCAGGCGCGCACCGAGGCGTTTGAAAAGATTTTCGCCAGGTGGCCATCGGCATCGAAGGGACCTGTCAAGAAGAAGGTTATCAAGGCGGTCAAGAAGAACATTTAGTTAAGAAATAACCCAGAGTATCTAGCAGGACAAAATGTGTGACGTGTGCTGTGAAAAGTTTAACTTATCAACCCGTAAACAAGTATCTTGTCAATATTGTCCCTTCAAGTTTTGTCGCGAGTGCTGCAGCCAGTTTCTACTCAGCACCCCCGACGAGCCAGCATGCATGAACTGCAAAAAGCCATGGGGGCGCGAGTTTCTTGCGGAATCGTTCACGCAGGTTTGGATGAATACAACTTACCGTGGCAAGCGTGAAAGCATCCTGTACGAGCGCGAGCGCAGCCTCATGCCAGCGACGCAGCACATTGTCGAAAAGGAGAAGAAGATTCGTACACTTTTCCGTGAGAATGGGGAATACGAACGACAGATTGTTCAAAATCACATGGAGGTGGGTAAAATCCAGGGTCGTCCGGCTGTTGGCGAAGAACAAATTATGGTGCGATTCGGTGATGTGCAGTCGATAGCAGAGTGTAATGCTGTACTCCAAGTCAAAATAAACTATAACCAATCCCGTGTTAATTATATCCGCAATACGTCTGGCGAAAAGGCTCAGAAGCGCACCTTTGTGCGTGCCTGCCCTGGCACTGACTGTCGTGGCTTTCTGTCAAGTGCGTGGAAGTGTGGACTGTGTGAGGTTTGGGTCTGCCCTGACTGTCACGAGATTAAGGGTACTGAGCGAGATGTGGCGCACACGTGCGACCCAGGCAACCTGGAGACGGCCCGGCTGCTCGAGAAGGATTCAAAGCCGTGTCCCAGCTGTGCTTCTATGATTTTCAAGATCCACGGATGCGACCAAATGTTTTGTACACAGTGCAACACTGCGTTCAGCTGGAACACAGGGCGCATCGAAAAGTCTCGTATTCACAACCCACACTATTTCGACTATTTGCGGCAGCGCGCTGGGGGTGAAAACATCCGGCGCGAGATTGGCGATATTCCCTGTGGAGGTATGCCGTACCCGGAGACTGTCTCGGTCCGGCTCGACCTGCGGAACCGTCACGACGCGATTCGTACAACGCTGTACACTGCTGCGCGCGGAGTCATCCATATCGAGAATGTCACTATGCTTCGCTACAGGGTGAACCAGGTGGGTGACAACGAGGACCTGCGTGTCAAGTTTATGATTGGCGACTTTGACGAGGATGAGTTCAAACGTCAGTTGCAGACGCGTGAGCTACAGACAGAGCGCAAGAATGCAATTGCAGCAGTCCTGAATACATATGTGGTTGTCGCCTCTGAGATTTTCCGTAAACTTGTGGGGTCTGGCTCACGGGGAGCTGAGCTCGACCTGATATTCTTTCAGAATTGTATCGCGGAGCTTGATGAGATTCGTCTATTCACGAATAGTGCTATGAATACCACGAGCAAGCTCTACAAGCGATGCGCAGTTCCGACAATTAACGTTGAGTACTCGTGCTACTAGCGATGTTCCCTACAGTCAGACAGCGGCCGAGTGGAAGTTCAAATGAATAAGACTCGTGGTAACACTTCTGGTCCTCTGACCCGCTGGGATGCGCACCGCGCCGAGCTCACTGACAAGGCGCTCGGTATGCTCGATTTCCCAGATGTTACACAGGCCTTTCGAGACTGGGTCGTAAAGGGGGAGAATGCTCCGAAGTACGGAGACGCCCTATACGACCAGATGATATGCAGCGAGAATCATATGCATATGACTCGCATGTTTATGTTCAAAGAATTTGAGTACTGCCATGATTGTGGGCATATCGAGTACACGGACTGCATCCTTCGGGTCAAGTTCGGCAGCCACTTGCCGGGCACGCGGCTCGACATTATCACCGTGGACCCTCTTACGCTTGAAATCCGTGACCGCAGCGGCACAACTGTATCGCTCTTCTGTTAGGATCCGCGCCCAGCTATGACCTATTTAATCCAAGTAACTGTTATAATGCTGGCCATTCGTCTTCGTCCCGTTGTCTGCACCGCGCAACCCTTTAAGCCCAAGCCCAAGACTATAGTTCGCCCGCGGCATATAAAGGAATCTATTCAGCAGGCTCGTCTCCTATGTCAGAACTATGAGGACACTGTCGAGTGCAAGCTGGCATGGGAGAAGGTGGAGGAGCTGTCAGCCGCCCTCAACGACCAGAATAATCTGCTTGCGGAGGAGGATCGGCGGTTTTCAGAGTTGGAGGAGCGCATCTACGACCTCTGACGTAGATTCTGATCGGGGTCGGGGCGTGTGGCGTACCACGCCTTGGGTGCTTTATTCTTGGTGACGAGTACATATTTATAAAGTCGGGCGATGGCCCATTGAGTCGCCGTAGCGCCTGGTCGGCTGCCGCCTGTCTTCCAGGCTTTGAGGCCGCGGTCATAAACAGTGTTCAGGGTCGAACGCGAGATTCCCGTCTTTCTCGCGATCGCCTCTTTGTTAAACTTGAGCCCTGGATAGACTCGATGGAACTGCATGGTCCACCTGGACTTGCGCTTAGTCGCCACCTTGTTCGACTGACCGAGGCGCAGTTTGGAGTAGGGCACTCTGCGCCGCTTCAGCAATTCTTTTTCACGTTTTTTTTTCATGGGGATGGACAGCCCTGCAAAATAGCGCGATGGCCACCGCATTTATATTTAAAAATATTTATAATTCGAGTTGGGGATGGGAACCTCCCATGAGTTGACGGGCGCTGGCCGCTTGGTCTCGACCTCACATGAGAGGGACTTGCACTGGACGGGCTGACGGGCGTTCCGACGGAAGAGTATAAAGAGTATGACAATGAGCAGAGCAACCAGAAGCCACTTCATTTATATTATTCACAACTTTTTTTATTGACGCAGCACTGGCTCTTGTTGCCAGAGACTCTCTATGTTATCTTCTTCATCTTCTGATTATAAGTGTCTAGTACAAATAATGTACCAGTCGTTTTGTCAACTGTAGCACCTTGCGGACGATAAAATCGAGCGGCAGACCCAGTTCCATTTACGTCTCCGGACGTTCCTGCTAAACCCGCGAGTGTAGTAACAGAAGCATTATTTACAAGAATTTGTCTTATTATCTGATTATTTCTATCAGTTACATATACTAGTTTATTGTTTCCGTCACATGTTACACCATTTGGGAAGTTGAATCGGGCAGCCGTACCTATTCCATCAGCTGACCCGGAAGTACCAGCTAGACCCGCGAATGTTGTAACGACACCAGTCGAAACAACAATTTTTCTTATTGTGTTATTACTTGAATCGGCAACATATACGTTACCAAAACCATCATACTCTACATCATATGGGAATTGGAATCGAGCAGCCGTACCTGTTCCATCAGCTGACCCCGTAGTACCCGCTAGACCCGCAAGTGTTGTAACTACAGCTCCTGGTACTGTAATTTTTCTTATTGTGCTATTATTTGTATCGGCAACATAGAGGAATCCAGCGCTATCATAGGTTATTCCCTGAGGGAAACTAAATGAAGCAGCCGTACCTGTACCGTTGGCCGACCCTCCACTACCTGTACCGGCAAATGTAATAAAAGCTCCGGTCGTTGCATTTATCCTGTAAATATTGTGAGTATTGTAATTAGTAACATAAATATAAGTTGACCCGTCGTATGCTACACCCGATGTTAACCCGCTATAAAGTGTTGTAAAGGCTGCCGTAGTCGCATTGACCTTTTTGACCAAGTTATTAGAAGTATCACTCAAATAAATAGTATTGGTATTGTCGTGAACGAGTGCTTGTGGGTAGAATAACCCTGTAAGGAATGTCGTAACTACACCGTTAAGAACTGGTGTAACATTGTCTATAGTAAGTGAGAATGACTGTGGGTAATCGAATGTAAGAAAGCTCGCCTGTACTGTTATCGTATTAGTGGCGTACGAAGTGCCTTGTGCTGCTGTCAAAGTGATACTTGTGGGAGTAGTTGCCCATGAAACACCTGGTATTGTAGGGTACGACCATACGGGGGTTAAATTTAGAGGATTAGTTAAAGTCAGTATCACTTGTCGCTGGATAGAGAATGTATAAAGTGTAGTAGCGCCTGGATTGGAGAGAACAAATTGCGGATTTGAAAACGCGGTAAGCGAGAATGACTGTGGGTAGCTGTATACCGAGTAGCTCGCCTGTACTGTTATCGTATTAGTGGCGTACGAAGTGCCTTGTGCTGCTGTCAAAGTGATACTTGTGGGAGTAGTTGCCCATGAAACACCGGGTATTGTAGGGTACGACCATATGGGGGTTAAATTCAGAGGATTAGTTAAAGTGAGTGAAAGTCCTGCTTGAGTAGTTATCGTGTTAAGAGTAGTTGTACCCGGGTTAGATAAGACGTATTTAGGCGAGTAATCATTGACGGCAAGTACAAATTCAGCGTATGTTCTACCGGTATCAGAATATTCAACATTTGAAGGAGTATACTGACCAAAAAATGAATTCATAAAAATAATACTGTACAGCCCTGGATTTAGTGATGGCATTGTGAATATATGTGTAATATTTGTTCCTCCTACCGCTGACGACACCGTCGAAAAAGCAATAACGGGATTATAAAACCAAGAAGACCCATTATGTATCCAGACACTTCGGTAACTCGCGTCACTAGGGAGCGTGGTCGCAATATTAAATATGGCAGTTATAGTATCACCCGGTGAAGCATATAGGACATTATTTGGGAATACTCTTACAAAAGTTCCTCTTGTATCGAACGCTAGGTACGAATCTGTCGTATTATAAACAGCGACACCGGAAATAGACCTTTGTGTATTTCCACTCTCATAAACTGGAACAAGACTTAACACTGTAGGATTTGTTTGTAAAATAAAATTTTGAGTATACACAGTAGACTCGTATGTGACTGTCGTTGTCATGTTCTTTTGTGCAAAAGCTCCCCCGGTATATGTTAATCTTAAAGTCGTATTTGTAGTCGTGACTATACTATTGTCTACACTGGGTGTCAGGGACCACTGAACAGGTAGGTTGTATTCGTTAGTAGTTGTTATATTTACATAAGCAGAGCTATAAGCCGTATATAACACACGTGTAATCGGGATTATATAAAAACCAAGAGACGGTCCACCTGCAATATTTATTATAATAGCATTCGAGTACGTGCCATAACTTGGTGTTATTGTAACACTTGTGGTACTTTGAATCGTATCTTTTGCTAGAGTAAGTGATATACCGTTTAAAGAAGATGAAACGCTTAGTCCAGAAATTGCCGGAGACAGTGTATACACGGGTGCCAGAGAATAAGGATTGGGAGTGGTATAATTTATAGGAATAAATGTACTCACATCCGAACTAGTAAGAAAAAATAAACTACCAACATTTGATAAATAAAATCTAATACCAGTATCTATTCTGAAATATCCTTGACTACTGTTTGCTACCGAACAATTAAATAAATTATTTATGTCGTATAAACCACCGCCACCGCCGCTACCACCTAGATTACCACCCCCGCCTCCACCCCCTCCATACCCACCTCCGCCTCCGCCAGAAGCATTATTGACGCCTTTAGCGCCACCTAGGCCAAACGCACCCCCGGTGTTTCCGGCTCCTCCGTAATTTTTAAAATCATTGAATCCACCACCCCCATACCCCGTTCCATTATTTCCAGAATTTGGTCCTATACGACCCGAACCTCCATTATAACCATTTTTTCCAATAGTAGTTAAACTTGCACTGGCGGTCTGCAACCCGCCGTTTAAACCGACACCCCCTGCACCACCCGCGATAAATAAAGGAACCGATGTTACAAGAGACGTTGTATTTATACTCTGCACATTTACCCCAATAAATGTGCCACCCGAACCAGACCTTCCAGAGGGTGGCACCACACCCCCCATCTGACCTACACAGATTGCGAGTATAGTATTTTTACTAAGCGTATATGAGCCTAGAAGTATGGCCCCCTTTTCACCCTCACCAGACGTGCCACCGGCACCAGCCACTGTGAAGTTGTATGTAGAGGTGGCAGGCACTGTCCAATACTGTATACCAGAAATGAGACTAAGGTTACTTGGATATGAAGGATATACTGCCAGGGTTGTCGGTGCTATATTTGTAGCCCCGTTCAGAGTCGTAAACGTAAATGAATTATTTATAGTTAAATTGAATGTTGTCGAATATGATACACCGTTGCAAATTGCTGTAATGGTCACGCTTGACGTACCTAAAGAAACTCCCTGGAAGGCAGTAAGTGTGATACCTGAATCATCGAATGACACCGTAAAGCCGGCTGGAAGTTCTGGATACGTCCACTTAACCGGAGTCAAGAAGGAACTAGGTGCAGTAAATTTAAGAATTAGCGTGGCATTTGACAATGTGTACAAGATGACATCTCCAGGATTTTGTAAAATATTTGGATTTATGTTTAATGAAAATATAAAAGGATACGAGAAAGCACCGTATCCGGCGGTGACGGTTACACTTGTAGTAGCTAGCGTAGTTCCTTGTGCTGCTGTAAGTGTAATACCAGTATTGGTAGTTGCCCAAGAGACACCTGTCAGCGTCGGGTATGTCCATGAAACCGTAAGACCGAGTGGATTTGAAATTGTAAAACTTTGTGATGCGGATGATGCCGTCGTACTTAAATATACTCGCTGGTCAGGCATACTATACAACCGGTTTAGATAAAAATAAAGCTGGGTGTATTATCAACTCTTAAATAGAAAGTTTGCGGGTACGAAAGAGCACCGGTCGTGGCTGTGACTGTGACACTTGGTGCCAAGAGCGTACTTGCCAGTGCAGCCGTTAATGTAATACTGGTATTGGTAGTGGTCCATGAAATACCGGCCAGTGTCGGGTATGACCATGTAGGTGTAAAGCTGTATGGATTTGCGAGACTTAACGTTCTGCTCGACCAAGAGCCCAGAACGACTGTGTATAGTGTAACAGGGCCTGGATTTTCAAGTACAAACAGGGACGAATTATCGACAGTGAGTGTAAAAGTTATACCGGTACCGTATCCGGCCGTAATCGAAACAGTCTGGTTAGTGATTGACGTTCCCGGCGCCGCTGTGAGAGTAATACCTGTATTTGTAGGAGTCCATGTTATTCCAGATATGAGCGGATAGTTCCATTGTGGAACTACACTATTTGTGATGTTTACAAGCGGAAATGTGTACGAGGCGGCGGTCGTCGTATAATATGTAACATTACTGAATACTCGTATGCCGCCTGGATTATTAAGTGTAAAAGATGGCGTTTTTAGACTCTTCAATATGTATCCGGATGTTTCAAATGGGACTGGATATTTGACGATAAGTTTACCTTTTTGAATATCTAATATATTGTAACACTTTGAGTACAAATTGATAAGACGAGCCGATGGTGAGTTTGTCATGTTAATATTAAATTGTTGCCGTGCGCAGCTCATATTTATTGACCCCGAAGGTGACATGTTTTCTGGGGCCAAACACAGGTTGTACATATAGAAATATCTGTCGGGGCATCTCGTATGCGAGTCGAGCCCTTGTAACCCTCGAAGAAACAGAGGTGTGCCTATATCGTACGGGAGGATTTCTGACCCATTCAGCCATAAGCTCAATGAGGCCAACTGGTCACCCCCTATGAATGTATTATTCCACACATACGCGTTTGTGGTTTTATCCTTAATAACTATATACAATTCTTTTGTTGGATTTTGAAATTCAGTAAATACTGATACAGAATTTGCGTACCCGGCATCAAGGTCTACCCGTTGAGAATGTTCATAGATGTATGTTAAAGTTTTATTCTTGAAATAATTTCTTTCATTTTCTTCCAGAAATACATAAGTGCATAGAAGGGTGGCGTCGAATACAGGGTTTACGCGTGACGCGGCCGGGCACCCTTCCCAAAAATTTCTCAAATTAATTCTTATACAAGGATTTTTTGCAAGAGCACATAGAGGTAGACCTGTTTTTAGAATACTGAATGGTAGGTTTACATAATACGTGGCCAAGTTACTTGTCATATATTTCCCTGTAAGGTTTGACAGTGTCCCTTGTTTTGACAGGGGTATCGACAGGTCATTCATCATTTCGAGAAATTCTCCGTCTATTCTTTCTATCACCTGACCATCATATTCAAGCTGTATCCAGTTGAACATGTACGTACCGAAACTGTCGTACACGGACGAGGGCTGACTGTTTGGATAGCTAAACTGTAGATACAACAAGCGTAGAATGTCCCCTTCCTGGAGTATCTCGATGGTCGCCTCTTCGCCAAAATTGACCTGTCCGTCAGGGGTATGAGGCAGAACCTGAACGCTACACCGTCCTTTTGTTTGATATTTTTCAATGAAATAACTTTGTTCAAATTTACCTGGTACAAGTTTATCAGACGAACCGAGGTTTGCTATCGTCATACTACATATTCCAAAGAATTAAATAAAACACCCGCGAGCCCATCTTTAATCACAAGCACATTAAGCGTTTTTGCGTGGACAATTATTGTGGTATTAGCTCCCTGACTGACGGTGAGGCTTTTAGTAGCGATACGTGACATGTTGGCCGGAAATACAAAATCGTACATGTATGTGTTGTAGAAAGGTGTAACTGTGCTAAATTCTATAGGTTCTATACTACGAAGATAGGCAGAGTCTAGATTAAACAGGTCCTGTCCGTTGAAGAGCATCTGAAAACTATTTATATTTGAATAAGTATTTGAATATATATACAGTTCTTTGACAGGGTTTAACAGTTTGAGTGGCAAAGACGACACCCCTGGGGTCACTTGGAATTTATTTGTTTGTAGTGTTTCGTAGACAATATTTTGTTGATATTTCTTGAAAAATTGTTGTTCGGCCGTGTCAATATAGGCGTACTCGATAAGCATCGTCGGGTCGAACGTGTATGTCTCGTCGAGTTGTCCAGTATCAATCTGGAGTACATCGGAGAGTTGATTAGTGTTTGTCGGGTCCGATACATTATTCATGAAAACAAACATTTGACTTGTGGAAGTCGGTCGGCTAAATATAAAAGCGTTCGGTGAATATCTTGAAAAATTGACATCAAGGACAGAGCCAGTTGCTGTCACAAACTTACTACCCTGTTCCCACTGTTTTATGACAGACGAATAGGAACCGGCTTGTGTAAACGGCTTGGTCGTGTCATATCTTAGAATGACAGGGGAAGCCGCACTGCCTGTTAAGGTTCCTGCGTAGTAAACATATCGCCCGTCGAAAGTGCCCGGAGTTAACTGTTTGATAAATTCGGCCGCAAAATTAAAAACACTTGGGAAATTGGAATACAAATCAAACGAATCCCATGAGGACCCAATTTCGATATTTGTATTAATCTTAAAGCGACTTATCACACCACTGTTATAAACAGAAAAATAAATATAAGTTCCGTCATTCAGGTAAGGCGAAGTAAGACTACTTGCATAGACTGGCAGGTAAGAAGGAGTAAATGTCGCTATATTTATTATATACATTGTTGGCGAGCGTGTAAAAAGAGGATATGTTATCTGATTTGTAACGAAACAGTAAATATTGAAATTATCTATAAAAGCACGAATAGTATTGGTAGATACGGTGGGGTATGCAACCGGGAATTTCACAGAAAGAGTATTACTACTAAAATTAGTAAAGTCATTATTAAAAGTATAAGAACTTCTTGTATTAAAATCCGCCGTTGTGTCATATTTGGTGACAACGACCGTCCCGAAAACACGTTCGACCGGCGGAGCCGTGCCATTAAAAATCCAACGACCCGTAACATAACAATTCGTACCATCGGTTGACTCGGAATATAAATCAGATGTTATCCAAGCATATTGGTCATAACCGACTGCCGCGTCGGTATCTCTTGAAGATACTGTATTGGTAATTTCTGTATATGCTCCATTTGCAATCGCGGTCGTCACTCCAAAAAATGTAATGGCCACGTTAACAAATCCAAAACCAGTGTTATTATAAGACGTAATTGTCGCATAATTTCCGGTCGTTGTTAATTTTTCGGATCCGACTGTCAGAACATAATAAATATTCCTAATATCATTTAAAACAGCCATTAAAACATAATAGGCTGGATTCCCGTAAGGCCATATAGGCAAAGTTGACACGGTCGGTACCCCTGTCAGGCTAAGGTAGTCTGTCATGAGAATGCGAGTCGCGTAGTACCCACTATAACTGTACATGTAGCCACCGGTTATGGCACTCGAAAAAGTTAGACCGTTCGGATTCGGTTTACGCGTGTACGCCGTAGGGTCTGTTATAGTTTTGTTCAGGTCAAAAAAAGTTATGTACGAACCATTCTCAGTTATAATCAGAGTATTCGAATAAGAATAGATATTTTGAGCTTGTAGAGTCGGAACACTCAAAATATTACTCATTTGGGTAATACTGTAAGACGATGTAAGATAGAGTGGATTGGTCGTTGGTGCATTTAAAACAGTTGAGATGTCACCAAAATCAATATGGACTTGTGTACTCTGGCGGTACGTAGCTGTTATCGGCAAATTTTTGATACCGAAAGGAAGACTTGTCATTGTTATCACTGGTGTATACTTGACGGAAGTATCACCCATCCCGTTTATAATATTAACTCCTGCTCTATTTTCATAACCAGTGTCATAATCTTTGAGTATTTTTATGTAGTCACCCGATAGACGACTTATAAGCTGATTACCTATGTACAGACGAGCTTCTTTAATGATTGTCAGTGGATAAGAATCGACATAAGAATATGGGTTAGTGCCGTCGGGGTAAACACTTGGTGAAAATCCTGGAATCCATCCAGATTGTTCGAGTGTCATTCCTGAACTCACTGAATAGACTGGTACAGTAACCGTAGTTACATTTTTAGAATATATATTAGAATCTCCCAAGGCTGCATACACTGTAGTTCCGAAATACGCAAAAGAATAAGTTGGCGTCCCAGGTTTGATTGTATAACTACTCATGAAGTTTCCAACAAGGTCATATCTATTTATGGTTAGTTTACTTATACCGATAGAGTCAAAGCTCCCGAAAACGGAGCCATACGAAACAAATATAGAATTTACGGTCAGCATAAAATCTAATATATTATCTTTCGCATCAAGAATAAAGGTTGTAGCACCAGTCGTTGTATTTACCGAATAAAGTGAACTACCATTTGCCGCATACAGATTTGTGTTATTTGGAAAACTTCTTAATCTCTGTACACTTGTTAAATTTGTCGAGAAACTACCAACACCTAAACATTGTATAGTTTTCACACTAAAGTTTCCATTTGTTAGAGTATAAAATAATTTATTGTTGGCATACGCCACACTAATATAATAACTGTACTGAGGGCTTGTCGCGACTGTCGCGACGGCACCTGTGGATGTATTTACAGAATATATATTTGTCATTAGTGCGGGAGGAAAAGCTACTGTAACGTACATAGTTTGGTTAAAGTCTGTACATGTTTGCATAATTGTCCCCGTCCCGACCGTATAGATTGTCCCGGCCGTTCCCGAAGATACTACATATTTCCGTATAGTTGTGCTTCCGGTAATTATATATATGTCATTTGTATCTTGGGTTATCAGGCAATAGGCAGGGGATGGAGTAGGTATAGCTCCGACTAATGTAAAGGGGTTATCAACGTACCCCGAAGGTGAAAACTTGTACGACGCTATAATCCCTGTACCGACCAACGGCGCCGTGGGTGTCAAAATATTAAACCCAAAAAATGCAGCACTGTCTTCATCCTTAAAACTCAAAGTGTTATATGTGGAATTTTGTGTAGAAAAAGTGAAGCGTGTGTCTGAATAGGTCAGAGTTATGTCAGAGACTTGGGGGATTGTCCAAGAAAGTATATTCAATGTACTGTAATATAACCCCGTTATAACTGTCTGGAGAAGCAGAATGACCGTTCCAGAAGTTGTTACGATATATGCACTAAAAGTCTTGTTTGTGACAAGTTGACCATAATAATACCCTGGCAGTGAGCTTGGATACAATTTTGAAAAAATATTTCGGACACAAATATCTGTTATAACATCCCCTTTTGATGGTATGGTTATGATGGCGGTCGACGCTACCGACTTTGGCACAATGTTATCAAAAGGGTATTCTACATATTCGGACACAAATGGAGTAACTCGTTTGTATATACTCGAAAAATAAGTAATACTTGGTTTTCCAGATATATAAACGTCTTGTTCACCCCGGACACTAAGTTGCAGTGTCATCTTATAATTTATTTTATATTATTTTTGCAGAACCGTTCGCAATTTCAAGAACATTGTATCCATAATAAAATATACTAATTTTGAAATTAGACTGTATGTTCGGTGCATACAGTGGGTTGAACGTCATGACAATCTTGCTCGTCTGTGAATTCAACTTGGAAAAGTTCAGGTAGCCACCCTGGTTGTACTCTTTGGGGGATTTACCGAAGCAGTACATGTAGATGCTCTTTGTCGGTATGCTCAACCCATGGTCCATGGGCTGCTTGAATTGGTAAAAGGGTCCCGTAGCAAATCTACCCATTATGTTTCGGTTGTTGATGTAAATATCGGAGAATTGCAGAGCGTCCAGGTATTTGAATGTTGTTCCGTCAAAAAAATTAACGTTAGAAGATGTTAGGAAATATTTGGTAGTGTAGCCATAGTTGTATCTTGATGCGTAGTACGTATTGTCTGCGGCATTCTCGAACACCTGACTTCTTATAAACCAGGATATCATGTTCACAGGGAAATCAGCTGAAAAGTTTTGTTCTGGTTTTCCTTCTTTATAACTAGTAACAGCTTCATTAGTTACTTTATTAAATACTATACGTTGTGGATTTAAGCTATAATATAAGCTCTCCTCTTTGGTCAACAATACCTCTTCTGTAATGATACGCGGGTTTTGAAACTCTATGGGCACCGTGTAGTTTGTGAACCATGTCTGGGGTCTGAAAAAGAATTTTATAGAAATTATTTGTTGTTTCAGAGCACATAGTGGCAATGCGGGTGTTTCGAGTCGCTGACTCACCTTGGTCCCTTTGCTGTCACGTCGACAAAAGAAGAGTTCCAGAGGTACCATAATCTCAAAAGGTGTAGCGGCAGTTACGGGGGTACCAGGTGCCTGTCCATTATTTATACATTTGTACATGGCTAGTTTTTCATCGGCATCCAGAAAGAGTTGGTCTCGGATAATATACCAGTCATCCATAATCTTTTCTATTATTTGGTCTCCTATACGGAATTCTATGTGTTCGATGATGGCCCGTCCGATAAATTCTGTGTAACTGTTTCCCGTGGGTAACGCCGGCATGGTCAGTGCCAAGTAGGCGTTGGTCATGAGGTCACCGTGCTCTTTAGGTTTTATAAGAACCTCGACAGTCTGACCTATGAAACTAATACCCGGGAGTTTGGTCACGCGGTGAACCTGTGTAAAATGGGTATGTTGGCGTATCAAAGGTTTAAATTCAATTTCTTTTTTTAAAATATATTCATCTGTTGCGCTAGTGGCATTCAGTGCCATCACGGCGGCCGACTGAGCCATATTAACATATACTTATAAAATAACGTCAGGAAAATAACGAAGTACCGTTTTAAAAAAATAGTTTTAAATATTATATGAGTCTGACAAAGAACCAGCAACGAGCCGAGCTTTCTAAACAAATTAATGCGCTTCAGCAGCTAATAGCGAATACCACCTTTAAGATGTTTAATGCCTCGCATAACCAGCTACACGCGTTGGAGCTCCGTTTAAATATGGCTATGCGTACTCAGAATAATCTTCAGCGTCGCCGAGTTCAACTCGGGTGAAGAAAGTAGGCGGTGTTCCCTGCAGTGTCCTCCGAAGTGAGAAGAGAATCAAACACAAAGACAGAGTCCTCTTGCGCAGCAAGAGTCCGAGATGGCCGCTACCAGCTTCGTGAGCACAGTTGAGG